ACTTAAATGATTCATAATTTATTTTCTATACCAATTGCACATTACCAAGTAGAGAATTGGGAATCAAATAAAAGAATCATCATGGAGTCTCTACCTCAGTTTGGACAAGAGCATCTAGACAATAACGAAATGTATACTGACTTCTTTCACATGGACGAAGAGACGTTACCTCCGTATGCTGATGTAATTATTCCAATCGTTGAGCCCCATCTTGCTGAGTTTTCTGAGCGCAGAAGGATTGAGTTTACTGATATGTGGTGTCAAACATCCATTAAAGGTCAATACCATGGCATTCATAACCATGGTCATAGTGGTTGGAGTTGCATTCTTTATGTTGAATTTGATCCTGAGGTGCATCAAGCAACTCAATTCATATCTCCCTTCAACAATCCTTGGAGTGGTAGGTTACAAAGTTTTATTCCCCCCATAAATGAGGGTGATCTAATTATCTTTCCTACCACTATCCACCACCAGGCGCTCGAGAACAAGTCTGATGTCCCTCGCACCATTGTCTCGTTTAATCTAAGGGGCAAAGTTGACAAAGTTAAGAAGACTATGTGGGAAGGAGACCCTATTGTGAGAGAGCAGGTAAAGGTATGAGTTTCTTTACTGGTGATGACTTCATACTCAATGAAAACCTTGAGTATAATGTAGAAATAATTAACGATCAGAAGGTTGTCTATATTGATAACCTATATAAGAATCCTGATAGGGTGGTTGAGTATCTTGACTGTTGCCCTATCCTCTCACACAAACCCCAAGACCCTATCAAGGGCAACGGCATAGACTTCTATGACGGCAGACATACTATCACGGAGGCATATGATCTACGTTGGTTTTCTATTCACCAACAAGTCTCTGTCCATCTAGGAATGATTGGTGTCCACTTCGATGAAGGTTGTAAATTCAACATGACTATGTTAAACTCTTCACCCAAAGGACACTGGTTTCCACACACGGATCCCAATTCAGTCAACTGTATCGTTTATCTAAACAAGAGTAACAACTATGGTCCTGGCACATCTTTTTACAAGTCCTTCGATTACAATGGTGGAGGTGAGCACTCAGACCCTTGGTGTAATGATGCAGTTGAATCTCATTGTATCTTAGACCGATTCAACTGTGGTGTTTTCTTTTCTGGTAGCACTTATCATGCAATGAGACTGGTTGGTGATACATTTGTAAACAGGAGACGCTACACCGAAGTGCATTTTCTAAACTACTAACCCATTGGTCCAGTAGCTCAGTGGAATAGAGCATCGCTCTTCTAAAGCGTTGGTCGCAGGTTCGAATCCTGCCTGGATCGTTGCCTTAACGGGCAAGTTGGTAAAACAAAATAGGAGTCAGTCATGACTGTTAGAGATCGATTTGTGGACAGACTACAAATTCTGAAGGATACTGTCAATGGTAACATTGCCCTTGACGCTGAGTATCCTGCCCTCTTCTCTTCTCTTTGCCGTTTCTACAGCGACGAGAATAAACACCACGTCCACTTCTGGGGACTGAATGTTGAAGAGGATTATACGATTCTCATTGATAACATGATTGCTGATGGCGTCTTGGAAATGACGTAAAACATACCCTGGTGGAGTCAATTTTGACCCTGCCCTGGGATGGCACTAAACTCACCCTGGTCGGGATTACTATGCTTGAAACAGAACTCACGGTATATAAAGGCAATCTCTGTACCCCTCTCAATGATGAGTGTAATGACTTTATCTGGGGTAACTTTATTAATGAATCCGTTGTAGATAGTCTCCATGAGTTCTGGCATGGTCAAGATATTCTTAACTTCCATGATGGGATGGTGTTGCGTCAAGGTGATGTGACGGTCGATAAAGACTACAAAGACTCTACCGATCTTCATGTCCCTACTGAATTATCATGTGCTCCTGTAAGAAATTACTTGGATGCTTTGCAAGATGTCCTCAATCAATACTTGAAACGGTTTCCGATGGCGGAGACCTCTAGGTTTCAAGTAAAAGAACCACTGTCTATGCAGTGGTATCCTAAAGGTGGCGGATTCAAGTTGTGGCATACCGAAAGGTCTAATGCCCTGCCTGGATCTGTTTACCGTCACTTAGTATTCATGACATACCTTAATGACGTGCCCGATGGTGGCACTGAATGGTATCATCAGAATAAATATATCCCTGCTCAGAAAGGGTATACTGTCATCTGGCCAGCAGACTGGACACATCACCACCGTGGGAGAGTCTCTCATACCACAGAGAAGGCAATCATTACAGGGTGGTTTAGTTACATCTAAATACTGAAAGACTTTAAAGACATGGATCAAAACGAGCGTTGGAATAGAGGATTGGATCTCTTCATTGAGAGTGTCCACAAACCTGACAGTAAACTGAGGGGGTGTGCCCACAATCAAGGATGCTTCAACGAATTGTTGTGGATCCGAGAATCTATGCTAGAATATCTGAAGACGCTTCGCCGCCCATGAATCTGTATGAATCTTTGATTCACGCCTTTGAGACCCTAGGTTGGGATCCATCCGATGACATTAAGTTGGAGATCGGTGGGACTCAGGTCTCTGGCATTGATCAACCTGAAGGTTACAATGAGAAGTGGTCCTCAGATAAAGGTAACCGCAAGTATAACAAAGACGCATTCATTGTCTTCAAGAATAAGACCCGTGATCCATGGGTCCCTTCTGTCGCTCCTACGGTAGAGGAGCAGACTAATGAAGTGTGAAGTTAAATGCTATGTTGCAGGTAAAGTATTCTCTGTTGAATGCTATGCTGCAAACTATGAAGATGCTAAGCGTGTAGCCCTTGCACAGTATCCAAATGCCCGTATCATGGGTGTGACTGCCAAATTCAACTAACTATCAACTATGAATGATCTAGATCCCAAGTCAGTTGCTACGACTAAGACTACTGTGATCCACGAGAGGTTTCCCTATCGTTATGTGCAGAGGGGTCACATTCAACTGAATGGCAAACCAGATTTTCGTTTGCAAAAAGCAAACGAGTATACCAAGAAGTATTCTGACATCTATCTCTTTGATAATGGTGATCAGATGCTTCTTGCCATTGAAGACTTTGAGTATGCCAAATGGTTAGATCCAGAGGGTGTGCCCTGTTATCTTAGGGATAGTGTAAAATCTTACAAAGGAAATTTATGAAAACAGAATTACAAAGAGCAACCGAAGCATTGAAAGTGGCACTACATTGTGCTATTGATGATGTCAACTTCAATAAGAGTCACTTGAGTGAGTTGTGGAGGCACTATAATGGTGTCGCCTGTATCACGGAGAGTTGTGCAGAAGACGAAACTCCTTCTAGTCTTGACTACGATGCCATCTCATTTGATTATAGCAGTGAGTATACAAACTATTACGACAACACCATTGTTAATGGTGAGAATGTGAGCGGTGCTGAGGGCACAGATACTATCTCGTTTGGTGCTGCTCAACCAGTTGATCCTGGTATCGGTGGCATTGTCCAAGGTGGTCAGGATGTAATCTCATTCAGTTGAGGGGTTGACAAAAGTTAAAACTTTATATATAGTTACAAGAAGTTACATGTCTTAACAATTATGACTGTTACAATCGAAGACGGTGGACGCACAAACATGTATGCCACCGAGCCCCAAATGTACATCGACCCTAAGGTAACAACAGCAATGCAAACTGAAACATACGAAACTCATAACGAAAAAGCAGAAAAACTCAATGGTCGCCTCGCTATGCTGGGACTCATGAGTGCTTTCCTCTCTTACGCAGTCACAGGCAACCTCTTCTTTGGAGTTTGGTGATTGACCTGACCGTCTAAATATGATACAATACTGGGGTGGCATTGCTGCCCCATTTTAATGAGACTTACTATGAAAAACATTATAGCAGTAATGCTAACACCTTTGCTCATAGCATGTTCCCAACAACCTCCCGCCTCAGCAGTTGGTAACATCATCGAGCAAACAAATCTTGATCCTTACTATGAATGTATTGGATGCTCTCCTGAAGAGCAGAAAGCAGTAGAAGTACTACAAGATAAAAACATTGTAGACAAGAATGCTATTGCAACTATTCTTGGCAACATCAAACAGGAATCTAAATTCATTGCTAACATCTGTGAAGGTGGTGCTCGTGTGAGTTACGAGAATTGTCTTACTGGTGGGTATGGAATCATTCAGTGGACTAGCATCAATCGTTATGTCAACCTGGGTAAATTTGCAGAAAAGTTTGCCTGTGACCCAAGCACATTTGATTGCCAACTACACTACATGGTGAATGAAGATATCTTTATCCGTCAACTGCCATACTTCCAAGGATCTGGTCTTGCAATCGCAGACTATATGCGACCAGCGTATCGTTGGTTGGGATGGGGCATCAAAGGTAACAGGGAAGTATATGCCTGGGACTATCTAAATAAACTACAGTTGACTTCTTGAGTCATGTATTCTTTAGAATTTTATTGTCAAGGTGATTGGGTTAGACTAAAGCATTACACAAACCTATCCCCTGCCAAAGCAGACTTCCTCCTCTACGTCATAGGATTGGGATCTGAAGCATTCAAAACCGACAAACAATTTAGGAAAGTATTACATGATTGAAGACTGGCGCTATGACGACGGCAAGATGCTTGAGAGGCAACTTGCATTGACTTGTTTCATTCGGGAGTCTATTGAGATAAATAGGAATACATACGAGTTTTGTCACTACTATGTCTCCAATGGCCTGATGGACTTGCCAAAGGATAAAGATAAATTGCAGGAATTATTTGATCAGACAGGTGGAGATCTATTCGGTCACCTTAGTGGCAAACTCTTCAAAGAGTACACTAAGTGGAATGAGCTGAATGAAGAAACCGCTCTCAACAAAGAAAGCAATCAAACAAATAATCAAACAAGCAAAGAAGCATCCTGACTGGTATACACCAGAGGAAGTTATGTATGCTAAACTGATAAAGAAAACCATCAAGAAAGAAAAGTAATTGTTATGCGTATAGTGATCGTCGGCGGCGGTACATCTGGTTGGATGACTGCTGCTGCATTTTGTAAGACATTCCCCGATTGGGATGTAACCCTTATCAAATGGGGTGATCCTATTGGGGTTGGTGAAAGCACTACCCCGCATATCAATCAGTATCTTAAGTTTATGGGGATACCTGATGAGGTATTCCTACCAGCAGCACGAGCAACATTCAAATCATCTTCACGTTTTGATGGTTTCGCAGAAGAAGGTAAAGTATTCCACTACCCTAACGGGCAGAGCATTACTCAAACAGTAAAGTTTCAAGAGTGGATGCTTGCTAAGGAGTATCATCCAGAAGGATTGCCAGAATTCTCCGAGACATTCATGCCCTTTGTTACAGTGGCAGAGCAAGGAAGGTTGCCACTTAACAACGAAGTATTGGATCCCTATGACCTCGCGAAAGACAGATCATTCCACATCAACGGAGCAGCATTCTCAGAGTTTCTCAGAGAAACCTACTGCAGTAATCTTACGGTGGTTGATAGTAAAGTTAAGTCGGTTGTTAACGAAGGAAAAAACATCAAACATCTCGTGGTTAGTGGAGGACACTATTCCCTCGGGGGAGAAAAGGTTTACGCAGATCTCTATATCGACTGTACTGGTCAGCAGGCGGTCCTATCGGGCTCGTTAAGCAGGTGGAAACCATACGATAGTATCCTAACTGACACTGCTCTTGTAGTTAAAACTGATTATGTCAACCGTCGTGAAGAGATGGTCCCTTATACTAATGCCAAAGCAATGTCTGCTGGATGGCAGTGGACTATACCTACCTATGATTTTATTAGTAGAGGGTATGTATTTGGATCACGTTTCCAAAGTGAAGAAGATGCCCGTAAAGAATTTGGATATGAGGATGTTAAGGTAGTCAAGTTTGAGAATGGTAGACACGAGAGAGCATGGACAGGTAACTGTGTGTCTATCGGACTCTCGTTTGGATTCATCGAGCCACTGGAATCAACCTCTCTATTCAATACTCATCATGGCATCCTTGCACTGATGGATATCCTGCAGGAAGGAAACTTACCTGGACAATTTGCACGAGACCGATTCAACTACAACCTATCTGAGCACATGGATGGGTGGTGTGAGTTTGTTGAGGCACACTACTACTACAGTCGCCGTCGTGACACACCCTTCTGGCGTGCTGCATCAGACGAAGTTGAATATAATGTCAAAGGCACCCATGAAGTGGTGCAATACATCCTATGCGGCAATGAACCCATAGCACATGGTGAGATGCCCGTCTTGCACATCCTGGCAGGGTCTGGTTACACCAATATCAATACCAGACTCAACGAATATTACAAGATTCCTGAGCTCGTCACCAAGAGAAAGGTGAGTGAATGGATCTACAGACACAACAGAGTCCTGCAGTATGCAGAGACCTGCCCCCATATGACAGATTTTTTATCGTCCACCTTCGATTACGCTTGACAAGGTGTTGAAAATCATATATAGTATGTCCAACGTTACGAAACGTTAACCAACGACGCCTTACCAAGACTAAACAGCGTCATTAAACAACAGTCTTTCATATCCTTGCCTTAGGGTGGCGAGGAAATAGTAAAACC